TTGACACACAGTTTCTTTATTTCGTTGAGGTTTTATGAAAATCATTCAGTTGCCTGTTGACAAACTTTCCAAAGACCCAGCGAACGCAAGAAAACATTCTCAAAAAAATATTGACGCAATCATTGCGAGCCTTCGCCGGTTTGGGCAGCAAAAGCCAATTGTTGTTGACAAATCGAATGTCGTTCGAGCGGGTAACGGAACACTAGAAGCGGCGCGGCAATTAGGTTGGGAAACGATCGCAGCGGTTCAGTCTGAATTAGTTGGTGCCGACATGTCGGCTTACGCGATCGCTGATAATCGAACATCGGAACTTGCGGAATGGGACGATGAGGTGCTAAAAGCCACTTTAGAAGGTTTTGATGATGCACTCCGCGAAGCCGCTGGGTTTGATTTGGATGAGGTGGAAAAGCTACTGCAGGAGCAGCGTGAAGTTACAGAGGATGAAGTCCCGGAGCCGCCTGCCAATCCCATCACGAAGCCCGGCGATTTATGGATTCTTGGTAACCATCGTTTGCTATGTGGAGATAGCACAAAGGCCGAGGACGTGAAGCGATTGATGAATGGCGCGAAAGCAGATATGGTTTTTACCGATCCGCCGTATAACATTGCTAGCGAAAATAAAGGTGTAGCAGCAGATGTTTCAAAGTCTCATAAAAAGCTAATGAACTCTGATTGGGACAAGGGTTTTGTGTTTGAAAGTGTTGCTGGCCATATGCTTGAATGCTTAGCAGATAACGTGACTGTTTATGTTTGCACATCACACCATTTGGCTGGATCTATCTGGTATTGGATGAGTAAATGGAGTGACCATTACAGTTGGTGTGTATGGAGTAAACCCAACCCGATGCCATCATTGATGAAACGTCACTGGACTTGGAATGCTGAACTAATTTGCTACGCAACAAGGGGAAGGCATGTGTTCAACTTCCCGAAAGATGGGCATGCACTAAGCGTATGGGAGATCAATAAATCAAACGGAAGTAGTGGGCATCCGACAGAAAAAACAGTAGCAGTTCCTTCGCATGCGATCCACCACAGTAGCACACCAGGAAATTTGATTGTAGATTTTTTTTGTGGCTCTGGGTCTACCCTCATCGCCGCCGAGCAACTGGATCGCAAATGCTACGGCATGGAAATAAGCCCCGCTTATTGCGATGTGATCGTGAAACGCTGGGAAACCTTAACAGGCAAGCAAGCGTACCGAGACAATGAATAAGCCATCGGATAAAGCCAAGGAAATCTCAGAAGGCAAAAAGAAGGCTTGGCAAGTCTACAAAAAACTATCCGAAGCGGAAAAGCTGGCTACTGGCAAAATGTCGCCAGAAGATCGGCACAGGAATCGTGTTGCGGCAGCTCGAAGGCAAGAATATCAGACCGTCCGCGAAATAGGCCCGCTTCCCTCAATTGTAAACGCAGAGCGAAAAGCCGAATGTGCTCAATCGCTTGAGCTCTTTTTGCGGACTTACTTCCCACTCGCCTTTAAGCTGGAATTCTCCGACGATCACCGAATCGTTATTCGCAAACTCGAAACAGCGATTCGCGAAGGTGGCTTGTTTGCTCTTGCGATGCCGCGCGGTAGTGGTAAGACGACCATCTCAGTTCGTGCCATGCTTTGGGCGATTCTGCACGGCTATCGCCGCTTTGGGATGCTGATCGGTGCCAGCGGTGCAGCGGCTAAGGAATTGCTCGATGAAATCAAAGTCGAGCTTGAAACGAATGATTTATTGCTTGAGGATTTCCCAGAGGTTTGCTATCCGATCCGCAAGCTAGAGGGTATTGCCCAGAGAGCTAAAGGCCAAACGCTTGGCGGACGCCAAACGGCGATGGAGTACAAAGGGGCGCAGATTATTTTGCCCACGGTTACCGACTCACCGGCTAGCGGTGCCATTATTCGCACGGCGGGAATCACAGGCCGCGTCCGTGGTGCGAAACATACAACCCGCGATGGTGATGTGATCCGGCCCGATTTCGTGATCCCTGACGATCCGCAAACCGACCGTTCTGCTCAATCGGTCAACCAGTGCAACACCCGCGAGCGTGTATTTCAAGGGGCCATTCTTGGCCTTGCAGGCCCAGGTAAACGCATTGCGGCGGTTTGTCCATGTACGGTAATCCGCCACGGCGATTTAGCCCATAGGCTACTGGATAAGTCGATTCATCCTATGTGGGATGGCGAGCGAATGAAGATGGTTTATGCTTGGCCCACGAACCAGGCACTATGGGACACATACGCTGAATTGCGGGCGGCTGATTTGCGTGATGGAGACACGAAATTACAGCGGGCAACGGCTTACTACGTTGAGAACCGCAAAGCGATGGACAAGGGGAGCCGCGTAGCTTGGGATCAGCGTTTTGAGCCGCACGAGGTTTCCGCAATCCAACATGCCATGAATTTGAAGCTCAAAGATCCCGAAGCGTTCGAGGCGGAGTATCAAAACGAGCCTCGTGAGCAACTTGGCAACCATGCTATAGGTGTGACGGCCACGGCGGAGTACATTTGCCAGCGAGTTAACGGATACCAGCAACGTGAGATACCACGCGAAGCAACCCATCTCGTGGGAGCTGTTGACGTGCAAGGAACTTGCTTTTGGTATTTGCTTCTGGCATTCAACGAGCAGTTCACCTCGTGGATTGTGGATTACGGCATCTTCCCAGACCAAAACAAAACCTATGTCACTTTGCGAGAAGTGGACCGGACGATTCAGGATATGACGGGCGTGCAGTCGCTCGAAGGCTCAATCCTATCTGGGCTTCGCAGGCTCGAAAATCACTTGCTTGCAACGCAATATGTGCGTGATGACGGCGCGATCATGCCACTTGAGACACTTGTAATTGATGCCAACTGGGGACCGTCTACCAAGACGGTTTATTCGTTTGTGCGGCAAACTGAACAGCGTATGCTGTGGCTTCCGTGGCACGGACGCGGTATCAAGGCCTCGCAAAACACGATGGACTTGTGGAAACGCAAGCCCGGCGAGATCGTGGGGCAAGACTGGAAGATTGTTCCATCACACAACCAAGGGCAATCTCCAAGGCATATCATTGCCGACACCAACTCGTGGAAGTCGTTTGTCCATGCCCGACTGAAGCAACCCGATGGTGAGGCGGGGGCAATGACTTTATTCAAGGCGAGCCCATCACGTCACCGCATGCTTGCCGATCACATTACGGCTGAAGTTGCGATCGAGACGCAAGGGCGAGGGCGCGAGCTGGTTGAGTTTCAAGAGATCCCAGCCCGCGACAATCACCTATTCGATTGCCTCACGATGGCCACCGTGGGGGCATCGACGCGTAATGCACGCCTAGGCGTGTTTGGGAACGCACCAGCGACCAAACCGAAGCGTACTCTCGCCCAAATGCGTGAAGACGCCCTGCGTGCCAAGGAAGGCCGCTAGAGCCGCTCAGAATCGATATTTGACAAGCATGGTACAATTTACGCCACGGAGGGTGGAGAATTGAATACCATCGATATTCCAGCGACAGCAACGACCGGCGTTGCTATGGATTGGCAGGGCGGGACCGGTGCTCTTTTTATGGATGGCACGTTCGATGGTGCCACCTATACGCTGCAATTCTCGCCCAACGGTGGGACGAATTACTTCACCGTCACCGAGAAGTACGCTAGCAGCACCAATATTGCTTTGGCCGCAAAAGGCTACAAGCTCTTTGAACTTCCACCCGGCAAACTCCGGCTTTCTCGCGCCAGCGGAACTTCGCCATCTAGCATGATCGCCCGCGTTGGTTCCTGCCAAGAATCGGTGAGGATGTACTGATGCCCAATGCAGACGGCACTCTTACCCCTGAAGAAATTGCAGCCGCAGCCGCGAAGCCGTCGAGTGTTTCGGTCGATGGCACTTCCGCTACCAGGGCATCGACGCAAGAACTCATTGATGCCGATCGCCACAAAGCAGCCAACGCGAACACGTCGAGCCCTTGGCGCGGCTTGATGTTTTCGAAGATTAAAAACGGTCCACCATTAGGATAGCCAATGCTACTTGACCAGTACGGCAAAGAAATCAAGACAGCCAAGAGCGTATCGGAATTATCCGCCGTGCGTTCTCGCGCTCTTTCTTTGTCGGCTGCTTACGATGCTGCCCGTGGAGATGTGGACAATAACAAGCATTGGCGTTACGCCGATGATCTTTCGGCGACAGCGGCTAACACGTACGAGATCCGCAAAACGCTCCGCAAGCGAGCCCGCTATGAGTGCTTGCAAAGCAATTCGTTTGCCAACGGTATCGTCAAGACCCTTGCGAATGACACTATTTCGACCGGCCCGCGTTTGCAGGTTCAATTGCCCGATAAGAACCTTGCCAAGCAAATTGAGGCGAAGTTTCACCAGTGGGCCAAGTCGATCCATCTTCAGCGTAAGCTAAGAACCGCACGACTAGCCCAGATCGTGGACGGTGAAGTATTTATGATTCGGATTAACAATCCGAAGACACGTTGCCGCGTGCAACTTGATATCCAGTTGATTGAGGCCGATCAAGTTTCCACGCCTGGTTGGATTGAGGGGATGCCGGGACGCGTCGATGGAATCATCTTCGATCGATTCAGCAATCCGACAATTTATCACGTTCTCAAGCAACACCCCGGCGATATGTGGGTGCTCAATTCGTTTGAGAAAGAGGATATTTTTGCGGAAGATATGATCCACCTATTCCGCCGAGTACGCCCAGGCCAAGCACGCGGTATTCCGGAAGTTACGCCAGCTTTGCCGCTCTTTGCGGATCTCCGCCGTTACACCTACGCTACCATTAAAGCGGCTGAAATTGCCGCCGATTTTGCGGCGGTGATTCAGACAGCGGCTAATGCTTACGATTCAACAACCGATGCCGTTTTGCCGTTTTCGACCACGACCATTGATCGTGGCATGATGACCGCACTTCCCAACGGCTACCAGATGGCCCAGTTCCGGCCCGAACAGCCTACGGGCACTTATGAAGGCTTTCGTGATGCGATACTTACGGAGATTGCCCGCTGCCTTCACATGCCCTTTAATAAGACGCTGGGCAGCTCTGCTAGCTACAACTATTCATCGGCCAAGATGGATGATCAGACCTACTGGCACGATGTGAAGATCACCCGCGATGAGTGGGAGCAAGATTGCTTCGATCGTATCTTTGAGTGGTGGCTGGATGAAGCCTTGATGATTCCAGGCTACCTGCCACCGATCGCCGTTTACGAAGAGATCCCGCACAAGTGGACATGGCCACCGCGTGAATCTATCAATCCGCTTGACGATGCCAATGTGGCCATTTCGCTGATTAAAGAAGGCTTGATGACCGAGGCCCAGTACCTTGCGATGAACAATATCGACCCCGACACCTTCTATCAACAGATGGAAGAGCAGGTTGAGCGCCGCAAACGCTGGGGCATGGTCTCGCAAGAGCAAGCGATGGTTATGCAGCAACAAGCCGATGCTGGCACACCCACTTCAGCCGGTGCCCAGGCAACGGAAGGTACTCCGCAATCCACTGGCGAATTCATGGGGCTTTCAAGGCTTCAGTGGAACCGCAACCGCAAGGCGATTATGGATGTGCTCCAAGACTTTGCAGACGGCAAAATCAATCGTAGTGTTGCCACGGTGTTTTTCAGCGGTATCGGATTGTCTCAAGATAACATTGCGATGCTACTCGATGATGCCAGCGATGGAACCATTGACACGCCACTTCCTGAAGATGACAGTGAGCCCAGCGAATCGGAGGTGTTGAGCGATGGCTAACCTTACGATCACAGCAGCTAGCGTGGCCATTGGCTCGACCGAAACGCGAACAGTGCGCCGCAATGCGGGCGAAGCCCTGACGCAAGGGCAACCCTACTACATTTCAACCAGCGACAATAAGGCGTACCGCGCAGATAACAACGATGGCTCCGCAAAAGCTGAGGTAGCAGGCGTCGCATTGACGCCGGCAGCTACCAATGGTGATTTCATCGGAATTGAACTTGGCCCGATGATTATCGGAGCAACGGTTGCGATTGGAACGACTTACGTTGTCTCAAGTACGGTAGGGCTTATTGCGGTAGAGGCCGATATCACAAGCGGCCAATTTGTGAGCTATGTTGGATACGGCATCAGTACCTCGCAAATTTACGTTGATCCCAAACCAACGGGACTGACCAAAGCATGAGCCTAGTTGCCAAAAAGAATCAACAGCAATTCAAGTTCACAGCCGATGGCCGCTTGGAGCTCAGCGCCGAAGGGACACCACGTTTCCGCCTGTACGCTTATTCGGGCGGAGTGATGTACCCGAAGCTGGCGATCAATTGGAGCGGCCCAGTCGTTACCGATTTGGCTGGCATGAGCATTCAGAGCGATAGCTTACCCGTTCACAGAGATCACGACACCACGCGACCGGTAGGACACACAACCACTATCAATAAAGGCTCCGAACTGGTCGCAGAAGGCGTGTTCTCTTTTGATAACGAAGATTCGCAAGAGGTGGTCAATAGCGGCAAGACGGGCTTTCCGTGGAAGTGTAGCGTTGGGCTACATACCCTTGAGTACGACACAATTGGCGAAGGTCAGTCGATCACCGTCAATGGCCGCGACTTTCAAGGGCCACTTTTGATTGTTACACGTTCCTCACTTGAGGAAATCTCATTTGTCACCGTGCCAGGGGACAGTGAGGCAGTAGCGGAAGTCCTGGCACAAAAGGCAAAAGGGGGATTATCCATGCCGACTTTTGAGGAATGGGTTTCGTCTCTCGGACTTGATCCCGCAGGACTTTCCGAGGAATTGAAATCAGTATTGATGCAACAGTACGCAGACCAGGCGGAAGACTCCGCTGAAACTTCGGAAGTTGCGCCAGAGATGGGAGCGGAGGGGGCTGTAGACGATACACAGCAACCGCCACCCGATGACATGGCCGCAGAAATGGGAGAAGAAAAAGCGATGGCCAAGAAAGCCACTGCCAAGAAAGCAACCGCAACCAGCGGCAAGCAATTGCTCCGCGCTCAACTGGCTCAAGAAACCAGCCGAGCCAACGCAATCAACAAGCTATGCGCCAAGCATGGCAGTCCGACTTACACTGTAGGTCAGACGCAAGTGGACTTGGCCGCTCACGCGATCGAAAAAGGCTGGTCGTTTGAGAAAGTCGAGCTTGAGTGTTTGCGTAGCGAACGCTTACAAGCAAGCCGCGATTCTCGACCAGGTGCGTTTGCGATTCACTCGAAGTCGAGCGGTTCGCTCACCATGCCGATCTTGCAAGCTGCAATGCTCATGCGCGGCAAGGCCGATGTGGAAAGCAACAAATGGAGCAAGCGAGAGTTCCGCGATGCTTGCCGAATCGAGTGGCTGAAGGCTTCAGGCGACGCTAAAAACCAAGTTCTTGAGCAAGCCTACAAGCTCCGAAACGCCACGATGCTTGAGCTTACTGCCCATGCTTTGCGTGTGGCTGGTCAAGAGGTTCCGGTCGATCGTACCGACCTTTTGCGTGCCGCTTTCTCGACCGGTGCGGTTAGCAACCTCTATGGTGCTACCATCGGTGCAAAAGTCTTGGAAGGGTACAATGAGGTTCGTGACTTCACTCAAGGGTGGACGACCGAATCTGAAAACCCTGACATGGAAAAGCACGAACGCATTCGCATGGTTGCGGCGCAGAATCTCGATTACCTGCCGATCGGTGGAACCGCTTCGCAGGCGTACCGTTCGACTTCGGCTGAAGAGGTTCGTGTTGAGCGTT